CACTTTTTTGTTCGTTTTGTTCGTTCATAATATTATATTTTTTTTTAATTAAATGAATCAGACTGACCATTAAGTATTCCTGCCACGGTGTCTTGATTATTTGTATTAGCCATCACCGTTTCATTATAGTCTTTATCTGAATCCTTCTTAATCACAACATTAGGTGAGACATCTTCTGAACCTCCACCTTTAACTATCTTAGATACATCGGCGTCTGTAAACCCGTTCTTATAACCCGCTTTTTCTAAGGCCGCCTGAGTTATAGGACCATAAGCACCATCCGATTTAACACCTAAACCCGTTTGAACTTTACCAATCACTTCTTTATTATAACAATACATTTTATACGTTCCTGTACATTTTTTATATTTTGATTCTGTCTCGATTTCTTCATTATCATCTTCGGGTGTTGGTACTATTACCTCATCATTATCTTTAGCTTCCGGAGTATTATCGATTAAGTCTAAAATAGGTAACCATACATATTTTTTCCATTCACTTTCCTCAGATATGTCATCACCTAATGCATCTATTAATGTTTCACCATGTCTTTTAAGATATACTTTAGATAATTCACACAAATCAGGAAAAACACTTAACCCTTGAAGTGCCGATTTAATTTTGTCTTCCTTAGTACCCATTCCGTCCACCGCATCGAAAATGGAGTCGGCAATACCATTTAAATCTTGTTTCGACATTGTCGATTCACCAGTATATTCCGGTATACAATATTGATTAATAGACTCTTTAATTTTATTATATGATGTCCCTGAACCTTTCATAATTCCATAAAGAGCACCTACTACAGTAGGTACTGTAGTACCCAACCCTGGAACAATCGACCCAATTACGGCACCAGTTCCAGCACCTACTCCGGCGTTGTAGATAGCCGACCTAACCCTCTGACCCGCTTGTTCGTTAACCGATGATTCCACGATAGAATTATTTTTTTCGATTAACTCAACATTTTCGGTCAAAGTCTTTCGGTTATCATATTTCATTAGTAATAGAATCTTTTTTAAAGATTCGTTCCCTTCATTTAAATTGTATTTTGACATAATTTTTCTTTTTTGTATATTAATATTTTATTTTATAATAATGTATTACTTTTTCCTCTAGTTATAGTATAACTATCTTTCCATTTAGTATTACCAATTTGGTTGGCAGGTCCTCTTTTTAAACCCGTCACCCATTTTGTAACTGTAGGGTAAGAGCTCGGACCCGCTGATGTGTCCCCATCCTGTTCCCCGAGTTCAGAATTATCAACACCTTTACCATTAAAGGTAAATTTATTCATTAGTGAAATTAAATAGTCAACATCAACTCTCATATTGTTTATAAATAGTCTTTTTATTTAAAAACTTGATTAAATATTAAAATAATTCCGAATCTGGTAAATAATCCGGGTATATTAAATAATATTGGTTTAAAAATGAGTTTATTTCGAACTGACTCATTTCTTCCTCATCACCCCCAAATAAATCATTCTCTTCATCATCATAATCGTAAAATAAATCAATATCTATTTTATCTTTTAATTCATAACCGAAAGTTTCTACCTCCGACAATGATATTTCATCTATTCTAATATGTTCCTCATCATCTCCAAAAATTCTAAACGAAACGTCTAAAGTATTTGAGATACCGTTAATATAATATGAAACAAGTTCGCTTATTTGTATTCCCAATTTAATATTTTTTTATTAATTATATTTGGTAAATCTATTAAACATCTTTAACGATTCGTTAATACTTTTAATAACAAATACTTTATCCTCATCTTCATAATCTTCATCAAAATCATCGAAGAGCCCACCGTTTTCCATGTGGTTATATGGGTTACCTTCCTCGCTATCTTCAAAATACTCTTCTAAATCTTCGTCTTCAACTGTCCCGTGTTCCAAATCATATGGACCGTCACCAATCATATCTAATTGTTCGTCAATAGGTTCTTCGTCATCGAATAACCCTGTCGATTTCCCATCATGACCCATTTCATTAATACCGACATTCTTATATTCTGTTACGTCACCATTAGCATTGACAGTAATACCTTTTTTATCGTTAGCGAAATCTTGAACATATAAAGGTTGTTCTTCAGGTTTAGCGTATTGAGTTACGTATCCATCGTAAATCTCTTTATGTTTGTCTAAGATGTTTTCTCTCTCTTCTTTGGTTACATTGAAAAAATATGCGTTCATAGTTCTTTGTTTTGTTTATAAATATGTACGTTATGACATAACGTACATATAATTTAGTAATATATCTTTCGAATACCTTTTTAAGTATCTGTTCATGGTCGTAACATCCATTTCTTTTCCCTCTTTTTCTAAAACTCTCATTATCCCTTGTACCATTTCAGACTGTGACCTATCGGCCATTTCAATCACTTCATTAAATGATTTTTCATCGGGGATATTTTTATATATAAATTCGTGTTGTATCCGATCTGAACCTAACCATAAATAATCAGAGGCTCCCATCATATTAACTATACCACTTTCCCTCACCTTCAATAAGTAAGAAAATAGGTATCTCATATCAAACTCTTGAAATGAGGTTAACCTATCTGTAACCTCTTTGTGTCCTAACGACTCATTTATTTTTTTATTAAATTTTTCGTTGTAATCATCTTCGAACATCCAATGGTCGGAGTCTGATAAAAGTTGTAGAGATGAACCATTATCCCATTTAATACTATATTGTACAACTCCGAAAACCTTATGTTTAGAAGTTACGTACCCACCATTGCCTAAAGATAAGGATGACTCATCCCACATTGAAATTAATTTAATTCTATCTCCTTTACTTAAATCAGGGTTTATAGGTGATCTTATTTTATTATCTTTTGACATAGTATGATATTTATTTATAAATACTTCAAATATAAATAATAAATTATGAATGTTAATATTATAATAACCGAGGAACAAAAAAGAATCCTTATCAAAGAATCTATTAAATCTAAAATGGGTGATGTGGTTAAGTCAAATTACAAATTCACAAAAAAAATTATAGGTGAAACTTTTAAAACCACAGGTATTAACTTAGAATTTATGTTAACTTGGGGAGCAAGTATTGGTGGTTTTATGGTACCAATCAATGAATATATAAAATCAGGGAATGTTGAGATTTCCGATATTGACATTTCTTTAATTTTAACAAGTATTATGGCAACATTATATTTAGAGAATAAATCTACCGTTAAAGAATTAATGTCCCATATTAATGAAAGAGGTTTATTTGACATTTTCATTACCGGACTTAAGAAAACTGAAGAATTAAAATATTCGTTTTTAAAGTTTGTCGAATCTATGAATATAACCTTTAATAAGGTTTCTAATATGTTAGCTTACTCGTTTATTGTCCCTATTTTACCTATGTTGTATGATATGAAACCCACAGACATTCAAGAAATAGTTAAAAGGTTATTATCATTCGGTTTAATTACAATTTCGTCTATAGTTCTTAGAGATTTAATTTCTAAGATTATTAAAAGATTTAATACTAATCGATAGTTAAAAATTCATTCTTATTCTACAAATATGTTATACTATTTACCTTAATTTTCACTTTCATATCGAATGGTTTTAATATTGACCTAACATAATCCTCAAGTCGCCAACTAAAAATACTGAAATTACTCAACATCTCACTCGTAGGTTTAAACGATTCATTGAAAAATATACTACTAAACTTATCATTAAACCTGACTAAGACAATATCAATAACCGTATAATCATAATATTCCCCAACAACTATCAGTTCTTTTGTACCAACAACCTTAATTTTAATATCTATGTCTGAATTTGGTATGGATTCCCCGGGTAATATAGGTCCTTTATATTTAAATTCCCTGTTTTCCAAGAACCTATTCATTATGTCATTCAACTTAGTAGTTTTCATTTTATATCAATCCACCGAAAAACCCACAAATCTTTAGTTTGTGGGATTAAAGGTGGTTTTTAACTTTAGATTTTTTTACCACAAGTTTTACTTTTTAAGTAATTTTCTAATTCGCTATTATATAATATTTTACCATTACCATTACTTAATAATCCCTGTGTCCCACATTTAAATAAAAGCACTTTATAACCACTTTTACTTCCTAATGTTGGGCTAAATTTTATCTCACCAGGATATAAATGAATTGAACCATCCTCATTTTTAAAAACCTCATCAAAAAAAGTTACACCCACCAAATTTTTTTCGGTTTTATCAGAAAAAAGTTTAATGGGTTGATAATTTCCACCAATATTTTGGAGTTCTTTTTTCAAAGTTTCATCATATTGTTCACTTATAACTCTATTAACCAATCTTACTAAATCAGATTCGGTTAGTCTTACAATTTTTTTCATAATATATTTTTAATTATAAATATCCATCAAAAAAAAAAAAAACGATTTTTTTAAAAAATATTTTTAACCTTGATTTAAAATATATTCTCTGATTGTATCTGGTGATGCTTCACCAATTGAACAAGCAAAGTAACCATCAGACCAAAAAGTTTTTTCTAACCAAAATTCTTGACTTAAAACATCAGAATACAAAGACCAAATTTGTTTTGTTGATTCTTGTTTTAATTTACGAACAATTGACGAAACAGATAAACGAGGAATATATCTAATTAAAAAATGAATGTGATTAATATCTGATTCCATAACCTCAATACTAAAATCTGAATTATTTGTAATATTTTCCAATATAGTTTTCACATCTTCATTTAAATTACCCATAAGTAAAGGTTTACGATATTTACAAACAAATATTAAATGAATTTTCAGATAGTGTTTTGAACGATTTGTTGTAATGTAATTTGATTTTTTTGACATAATAAAGAATTTTTGTAAATATGTTTTCACAGAATACAAACATTTTACAAAAATTCTGTCTTTTGTAGGAAATCAAGATATTTATAATATATGAAGATTATTCACAAATCATATAAGTTTAGAATAGAACCTACATCAGAACAAATGGAGTTATTATCCAAACATTTTGGCGCTTGTAGATTTGTGTTTAATAGGTTTCTTCACGAAAGAAAAGAAAAATATTTAAACGAAAAAACTTCATTAAATTATTATGATAACGCAAGAACACTAACCGATTTAAAAAAAGAAGAAGGATTTGATTGGTTAAAAGAAATTAATTCACAATCATTACAATCATCAATTAGAAATCTTGATTCGGCATATAAAAACTTTTTTAATAAACAAAATCAGTTTCCAAGATTCAAATCAAAATATGACAGGCAAAGTTTCAAAATACCACAAAATGTTTTAATTAATAATGAACGGTTAATCATTCCTAAATTTAAAGAAGGGATTAAAATAAAATTACATAGAGAATTAGAAGGTGAAATATTATTTGCAACAATAACCAAATCAACAACAGGAAAATATTATGTTAGCATAACTTGTGAAGTTAATCATAAACCATTTGATAAAACAGGTTCAAGTATTGGTATTGATACTGGTATAAAAGATTTGGCGATACTTTCAGATGGAAAAACTTATGAAAATATTAAAGTTTTAAAATCTAAATTAAAAAAACTAAAATACGAACAAAGACAACTATCTAAAAAACAAAAAGATAGTAATAGTAGACAAAAACAAAAAATTAAATTATCTTTAGTTCACGAAAAAATAACAAATGTCAGAAAAGATTACTTACATAAAGTATCAACAGAAATTGTCAAAAACCACGACATTATATCTGTAGAAGATTTGTCAGTTAAGAATATGATGAAAAATCATAAATTGGCTCAATCATTATCTGATGTTAGTTTAGGTATGTTCTACACAATGTTAGAGTATAAATCAAGATGGAATGATAAATCATTCGTTAAAATTGATAGATTTTTTCCATCTAGTAAAACTTGTTCTAATTGTGGGTGGATAAACCAAGATTTAAATCTTTCTATTAGAGAATGGACTTGTCCTTCTTGTAATGAACATCACGATAGAGATTTAAACGCAAGTAAAAACATCCTGAAACAAGGAATAAACATATTGTCTGGTTATGGAATAGAATCGGACATTAAACAAAAACAGGAGGAGGCGTTGCCATTAGGTGAGTCTGTGATTCCTGAAGCCCAACCATCTTTAGTGGTTGGGTAGTTCACAAGTTGGTTATTTTAATAACTAATTTATCATTACCACGTTTAACCCTATGATAAACACCTTCAGGTATAATAAACGTATCCCCATTATTCATTTTGACCGGTAATTGATTGTCCATTTGGAGTTCCCAACCATTCCCATCTATAATTTCGACTAAACGGTCTTCTCTATCTCTATGCCAAACAAGTTCTTCGGTTAACACATCTTTATCAAATGTTCTAATTCTACTTTCACCAACTACGGTTTCGTTAAATGGGTGTTTGTCAGATTTACTCTCAACCGCAACAGGTACTACATCCCATTTATCAATATGTAAACCAATTGATTCTACGGTATCCATAACCATATGATATACTTGAGGCCATACTACTCTACGTTCAGAGTATTTAAGCGTCGGGGATACACCTACCATAATTTTATTAGGTAAAAACCCATCTCTACGTTCAATATCTACGATTTCCAAATTATCAACACCTTCAATATTCATTTTTTTTAGTTGTCGATTAATAATCTTTTTTAAAATTTCTATATCGTCCATTACCAAAATCTTCCCGGAACATTCTTACCAAAATCTTTATGCGCTCTACACGCCCAATAACCTGCTTTAGTTTTATCTTTTTTCTTATCACACCGATGTCTTGCCTCGAATGACTTTCTAGCTCCGGTATCGTTCCAATTAGCACTCATATCGGGTGAACCGTAAGAAACTTTTTTAATTTTACCTGTTGATGGGTTCTTAACGTAAACATACCACTTTTTAGGCCCCCCTGTTTTAGGTTTGTTTAAACTAACATCTTTACCTTTATATTCATCTTCGGTTAAACCAAATATCCTTTTAGATTTAGAATTAAGATTAGATGGTTTAATAAGTTTGGCAGGTATTGTTTCTGAATTAGACCTTAATGCTTTTTGTGCTCTATGATTTCCGTCTAATATCCATTTAATTTTACCACATTCATCTACCATAATTAAAATAGGGTATTGAGATGAAACTTCTACTTGACTAATTCTTTCTATCTCCTCAGGATTATTATCCCAATTTAGGACAATATTAGCCAGTTTTTTAGTGGGTAAGTTTATAATTTTAATGTCTTTTGTAAGTTCTAAAATATCTTGGAGAGTTATTTTATCCTCATCGTGTGCCCAATACGTATCTGCACCTTGTTCGTCAATTTCATTGGCGTATGTACCATCCCAACTAAAAGCTTCTTCATTAATCATCGGTACTTCTAAGTAAATTTCTTCACCCGTGGTTAATTTAACTATTTTACCAAAATCACTTTCAATTATTTCTAATTCTTTTTCATTTAACCTTATTAGATTTTTATTATATAGTTCTCTAACCTCAAAAATTAAGTCGAAGAATTTTTTGGAATTTGGTCTGAAAACGTTTTCAGTCAAAAATATTTGGTTTTTTAAATGGTAATCCAAATTATCGGATACTTTCTTATCTTCTATTAATCTCATTGGTTTAATCTTTATTAATAAATATTAAGATTTAGATTTACAAACTAATTAGCATATCTAATAATTCTTGTTGTGGAAACATATCAAATTTAGTAGTTAGACAATTAGTATGCGACCATAGACCTTTAGTGTTAGTACACATCGATACACTACATTCATCAAATGCTTTCGCACCTTTTTCTCTTACTAATTCAGGTAAACCCTTTCTTATATCAATACCATCTCTATCTCCAATATACCTCAATAGTTTTTCTAATTCCGTAATTTGTTTATCACTGTACTTGTGCCAGTATTTAAACCCCCTAAATTTCTCATCTAACTCGACTACTTGACTTGGGTGAGCCTCAGTACCAACATAAGTATAAAACTTACCATATGTCTTCTTTACCCATGTTCTATTACCATCAATTGTTTTGTAGTAACCACCTTCAGTTAAATACCCAAAGTTATTAACCTCAATACCAACAGAAGCCCTATGCATTATATTGTTACCAATACCTAAATGCCAACCATATCCACCTTCCGGAAATGATTGTACTGTAACCCCATCAAATTCGTTATCGTTATTTGTTATTTTCTGACCACCTATTACAAATTCTGTTGCAACTCTACCTCTACTATCGCTCCCCCAATGTTTAATCGTATCGTAAGGGTTATTCCATCCCGCGGTATGGTGTATAAAAATCCAGTCTTTTTCTTCATTTGTCGTATAATATTCATTTTTTGACATATGTGACTTATTTATTATTATATTAAAATCTTCTGGTACAACTGGTTCTTCCATTTCGTCCGTAGTAATTATCCCTAACTCATATGCTTTATCCCACGTATTTTTACCCACAATACCGTCAGGAACTAAACCGTTAACCATTTGGAATTCCACTGTTGATTTATGGGTTAGATTACCAAAATCTTCATCGACTTTGTAATTGTATAATTGTAAGTTTTTTAAAAATTCTTGCCAATAAGATACTATCAATCCCTTACTACCCTTTTTTATTATATCATTACCCATAGTGTTTGTTTAACTATAAGTATTTGATTATTAATTAAAACTAAGGATTATCTTAACATATATAAAAATATATATTTATTTTTTTTATAAAATATGTTTTTTTATATCAATCCACCGAAAAACCCACAAATCTTTAGTTTGTGGGATGAAAGGTGGTTTTAACTATTATCTTTTTAAAAAAAAATTAAATCCATGATATTGGTGATTTTGAAACTTTTTTACATAAATTATTATCCAATAAATATTCATTGGTAATATTCATAGGTTTTTGTATTAATGGTAAAGATTTAATATTAGTAAGTTTACCATCCACATCAACTTCAACAATAATTTCATTTGATTTTATTTTGTCTATTACATATTTATCGATGAATCCAACATTTTCTAATTCTTTCCTTTTTTTATCATATGGATTATATTTATTTTCTTTTGAATGTCCGTAATTATCAACAAAATAAGATTTAATACAGAAATTAATATCTAATCTACCGGTTTCTAAAAATAATTGGTTTCTCATTTGGGATGGTTGAAAATACTCAGTTTGCCCTCCACTATCAAATTCAGATTCAAATTTATGAACTGAATTGTCAAAAACGCCACGATTAATTGTTATTTTAGTTTTACGGCTTTGGTCATAGATAGACTTAGACGATAGTGATTTTACATAAATTAAACCATATTTTTCATTATAACTTATTGGGTTTATTTTTTCTTTTGTTTTTGGGGTCTCAAATTTTTGAGGTGAACACCAATAAAATCCTTTTTCTGAATTATTAGTTATATAATTGTATATACCTGCAGAACCATAAACACCAATATTAAGTTTTTCCGCAGCGTCTTTTAAAGTATCTAAATAATCAGCACCCTTACACGCAGTAAAAAAAACTTTACTATTTGGATGGAGAATATCTTTAAAGTTATTTAAAAAATTTGTATTAAAAGAATAACTACTACCATTTTGCGTCGTTAATAAAGTTCCCACACTTCCATGTGAACCGACAACAAATTCATCGACTTTAACATTTTTTTCTTTTAAATTATCAACAAAATTTATCGCATCTTTTAAATTATTAAAAACACCAGTTACCACCTTTAAAGTTTTTAATAATTTTAACGCAAACTCTTCCCATTTTGCTTGTGGGAAAATTAATCTTATTTTTTCAATTTCACTTGTTGGTATTTCAGACAATAACTTATAATAGTTTTCAGAGGACATTCCACCATATAAACCTCTCTCAAAACCACCACCTTTACCTAAGTAATCTGAAGGTAGTTGTAATTGTTTTTGGTCCAGATAAAATTTGTTTTGCTCATTTATCAAACCCATCAATTCTTTAATTCTATTTAATTCTTCTTTCATTAATATCTTATCCATACAAATAAATATCCATCAAAAAAAAAAAAACGATTTTTTTTGTTTTTGATGGATATTTATAATTAAAAATATATTATGAAAAAAATTGTAAGATTAACAGAAAACGATTTAATTAGAATTGTTAAAAGAGTTATAAGTGAAGAAAATAATGATGGACTTGAATTACAAAAAAGATTGTTTACCTTTTTAAAAGGGGTTATTGAAATGTCGTCATTTGGTATGGGTTGGAAGGCTTCAACAGGGAATGGTGTTAAGTTAACCTCTAATATGTTAGGGAAATATTTAAATGAATATAATGATTTATACGGATCCCATGTTAAAATTGGTAACCCATTAAGTTGGGATTTATACCCTTTGAATCCAAATTCATTCCCAAAGGCTGATGGGGTAAAGTGTGATATAACAGGAACAGGAAATAAATTATACATTGAAATAAATGGGGGTAAAAACTATTCCGCATCAATTGAGGCGACAAATGGAGGAGGTTTTTTAACAACTCCAGGTTCAGTAGAAAAATCTTTGTCGGTAATGAAAAAGATTTACGATATATATGGAGTATCAATGAACCCAAGAAATCGTTAAAACCACCTTACATCCCACAAACTAAAGATTTGTGGGTTTTCGGTGGATTGATATAAATTGGGACTGACCATATTATCATTCACAAACACATAATTTGACTTTTTGACAGTATTTTTTCATTGGACCTGACTATATGTCAGGTTTTCTTATTTGGTATAATTTTGTTAGTATACTTGACGTGTTAAAATAAAACACATATACTTTAACAAAATTAGAAATATTATGGGAAAAATTATTGGAATTGATTTAGGGACAACTAACTCTTGTGTGTCAGTTATGGAAGGTTCAGAACCTATCGTAATACCTAACTCTGAGGGGAAAAGAACCACCCCATCGATAGTAGCCTTTCTTGAAAACGAAGGTGAAAGAAAAATTGGTGACCCGGCAAAACGACAGTCTGTTACAAATCCGGAAAAAACTATTTATTCAATTAAAAGATTTATGGGTTTGACTTACGACGAATCAAAAAGTGAAATTGGTAAGATGTCATATAAAATCTCTAAAGGGGATAATAACTCACCTAGGGTGGATGTTTCAGATAGAAAATACTCCCCACAGGAAATTTCAGCGATAATTCTTCAAAAAATGAAAAAAACCGCTGAAGAATACTTAGGTGAAAGTGTTACCGAAGCTGTTATCACAGTTCCGGCCTACTTCAACGATTCTCAAAGACAAGCAACTAAAGAAGCTGGTGAAATCGCAGGGTTAAACGTTAGACGTATAGTTAACGAACCAACCGCAGCGGCATTAGCGTACGGGATGGATAAAAAAGGTGGTGACAAGGTTATCGCAGTATTCGACTGTGGTGGTGGAACTCACGATGTATCAATACTAGATTTAGGTGATGGCGTCTTTGAGGTTCTATCGACTGACGGTGATAGTCACTTAGGTGGTGACGATTTTGACAATGTTATTGTCGACTTCTTAAAATCAGAATACAAATCCCAAAATGGGTTTGATTTATCTAACGATCCTGGTGTTATTCAAAGATTACGTGATTCCGCTGAAAGGGCTAAGATTGAACTTTCATCGACCTCTGAGACTGATATTAACCTACCTTACTTAAGTGCTGACTCAACAGGTCCTAAACATTTAGTCACAAAGTTAACGAGGGCTAAATTCGAACAATTAACAGATTCATTAATTAAACGAACAATACAACCTTGTAAAACCGCAATGAGTAAGGCTAACCTTACAATTGGGGAAATTGATGAGGTGATTTTAGTTGGTGGTACAACAAGAATTCCAGCAATTCAAAAAGCAGTTAAAGATTTCTTCGGTAAGGAACCTTCAAAGGGTGTTAATCCGGATGAAGTAGTTGCTTTAGGTGCCGCTATATTAGGTGGGGTGTTAAGTGGGGATATTAATGACGTACTCTTATTAGACGTAACACCACTATCATTAGGTATTGAAACTATGGGTGGGATATTTACAAAGTTAATCGATTCTAATACGACAATACCAAGTAAAAAGTCTCAGGTTTTCTCAACCGCCGTTGATAATCAACCGAGTGTAGAGATTCATATTCTACAAGGTGAAAGAACGATGTCGAAAGATAACAAAACGATTGGGCGTTTCCACTTAGACGGTTTACCCCCATCTCAAAGGGGTATTCCACAAATCGAAGTAATATTCAATATTGACGCTAACGGAATTATAAACGTATCGGCAGTGGATAAAGGCACTAACAAAACCCAATCAATTCGTATCGAATCCTCATCAGGACTTTCTAAAGAGGAGATTGAAAGAATGAAAGCTGAGGCCGAAGAAAATTCCGAATCCGATAATAAGATGAAAGAAGAGATTGAGACATTGAATTCGGCAGATAACTTAATTTTCCAAAGTAATAAAACTATTGGAGATATGGGAGATAAGATTTCTGAAGAAGATAAAGAGGAATTAAATGGTCTGATTGGAAAATTAAAAGATTTTCACTCTAAAAAAGAGATGGTGAATATTAAAACGTATATGGACGACCTGAACACCAAATTACAATCGGTCAGTCAAAAGATGTATGAAAATGTATCCGAAGATGGTGGAGTTGATATAGATTCTTCGGATGTCGAATTTGAGGAAGTTAACTAAATTTTTAATCCGGAATGTAATGTTCCGGATTTTTTCGTTTAAATGAAATATATTAAGAATCAATATTTCATATTTCCGTAGTATTTATAATAAGCAAATATTTATCATTATGAAAATAAAAATACAAGAAGAAAAGTTTAATAACCTTATTAATCACCTTTTAAAGGAAGATAACTCGTCGAATAAGAAAGAAAGATGTACATCAACTAATGTAGTATCGTTAGATAACATTGTCGGTCCTCCAAAAGATTATGAAAATTACACTTCTGATTTGTACAAACGAAATGGCGGTATTAATGGGATTACTGATACTTTAGATATATTAAAAACATTAAGGTTACATCCAAATATTAAAGACGGTGGTGAACACTTATCTTACGATTTGATGAACCACTTAAATAAATTTAGAGGTAGAAACTACTTTGACGAAACTAATAAAAATTGTCTTAAAGCTATGGATAAAGTAATTGAACTGTATCGTGAAAATGAACACGGTGAAGATTTGGTTAAAGACATTGAAAAAGTATTAAAACATACCGACCCAACCCCAAGAGCTAAAGAATATCTTAAGAGGTGTCAGGTTTTAATTAAAGAAAAATAATATTATGAACACTAAAAATTGTACTTGTAATGAAAATTGTCTCACAGAAGGGTGTTCTTGCTCTAATTGTGAATGTCAAACAAAATAACAACCCCCCCCTTTTAGGGGGATTTAGGACCGTTACCGTTAAGGTAACTAATTAAAAAGGGATGTATCGCTACACTCCCTTTTTTTAATTAAAGGTATATTTATAATAAAACATACAATATGTCAAATAACATTAAATTTTTTGGTCAGATTAACATTAAATGGTTCATAATAGAAATCGTTAAATTATATAGTAATGAGAAGTCTTACTTTTCTAAGAAAAGAGTGGAGTCCGGAGTCGCATTCCTAATTGGACAAATAGGAATGATATTTTTTCTACATAAAAAATACGAATCTTTAAGTATGTCTGATTTCATTATGTGGGCGACTTTAGAATTCGTGATATCAGGTTACTTGGTTAATCAAATACAAAAAGAAAAAAAAATAACTTTAACTGAAGAAAAAAACCCCACCGATTAAGGTAGGGTTTTTTATGTAATGTATGCGTGTCTGATATAAATGTAATTTTCATATTATTGTTGGGCTATTTTTACGGTAAATTTCAACAGTTGATGATTTACCACGATTATCTAAGTGGTCGTAAACATCTAATTCTTTACCCTTAAAAAATACTTTTGATATAAAATCCCAATCACCTTCAGGTGTTCCAATATCTCCGGTTTGTAAACAGAAATCTTTGGCCGTCGGTACCTCGTCGGATTCGAATGATTCATACTCAGCAATACCACCTTTATTCTCATCAAATATCGCTAGTATATTATCCACCTCAGACTTATCACCCTCACCCGGTATCACTAAATAACCTTCATATGGAATATCATCAGCAGCGTCACCTAATACCTCATATATGTCTGACATATCTGATAGGTCAAACTTTAAAACCTCTTCATCCTTCTCATTTTTAAGTAAGAACCAAAGACTACCATTATCTAATCCACGTATTACGTGGTATAGGTCAGGATTATAAAGGTCATCAACAATACCTTCATTTTCAATGTCATGACGAATTTCCCATAGTTCGTCAACACTATTGGTCTCCATTAAACCTTGAATAGATTTAACCTGTTCGTCCGTTAGTGAGTGACCAGTCGCTTCAACCTCCCACCCATACATTTCTAATTTATATTTCATATTTTATTGTTTTTTAAGTAAAATCCACAATGCAAGGTATATCCAAAAGGCGGCGGGTATAAAAAAGAGGAACGCAATTCTCCATAATATTGAAGGAATTCCTGACCATTCTCCTAATCCTTGGCATACACCACCAATGTAACCATTTCCTCTATTTAGTTTTTTATTCATTGATTTTTATTTTTTCCAACATTGTAACCATAACTCGAACCAAGCAATTTGTATATCGATTGCAAAATGATATCTACCTATATTGTTTTGTTTATAAACTTTTAGAACTAAGCCAAAGTCTGACCAATCCCAAAAGATAGTAGGTTCAAAAAATAGAAGCATAACATTGTATAACTTCCATTGCTTATTTGATATTTTGTACTCTTTCATTTATATATTATTTTAATTAGTTATTGACATTGATTATACTCGCACGTTGGCACACATTTAAGAATGCAGTATTACATAGTCAACATAGTAGCCTTCAATCTTGTAGTTCTTTTCAAAGGAAGTCTTATTTTCTTCTGCACCTTCTTCGCTTATATGAACTGATAAAAGGTTGTCGTCAGGTGAATAAACCCCAAATAAACGTGTGCCAACACCAGCTATATGTAATGCCTTGTCGGTGCTTTCTGATACTTCTGTTCCTTGTTTCATTGTCTTGTATTTTTAAGTAAGTGTAGTTTAAGGGCACTACACATAGCCAAACCGTTAATCCTTAAAAAATTCGCTTATAGTATCGTAAATTTTAGTATAGTTCTTATTTACCATATAGTGCTTAATTTTTTAATCTCAATCATTGTTTAGTTTTTTAGACGTTGTTGTTACTCGCATGTTGTAGGCAATTATGCCCAAATCCATCCACAGTAATTACACTCATTGTCGTTATCTTTGTCTGACGGTTCTATATTATCAGAGCCACATTTAGGGCATAAATGTTCGCCTAAAGCCCCTACAACAATCAATAAACGCAATATTTCTTCTTGCGCTTCTTTCGGAGTTTTTTCTTTTTCGTGTACATCAAAGCACGCTTGTAATATTTCATTTGCTAAATTCATACTGCGTTTATTTTTTAATTTTATTATAAAAATGTACTAGCAGAATTGGCTCTTCATATATCATATTCAATCCAAATTCTTGGTTTTTATATAATTGGAAGTATACAATCTCTGAGGTACTAACTTCAATTGTTTTTATCATTTGATATTCATCTCCATACTTATCTGTATCTTCGGTGATATTACTAACATATATAAATCGCTCTGACGAGCCTGTATGTGGATAGTAGACAATTGAGTTACCATCTACATTAAAAGTAAAAGCATTTGCTCCTTCATAGTAGCTAATATCACTCTCATAACTTATTAACACATTTAGATATGCTCTTGAAAATGATTCTTGAGATTTTACTGTTAATGTAAATAGGATTGCTATTAATAATAGTATTGTTTTTTTCATTGATTTTTCTAATTTCCGTTTTTTATTATGATATTGAATAGTTGTGGTTGTATTGAATGACCTAATGCTGAAGAGTAAGTTCCGATTCCTTTACGAAGTAAACCATCAATCATTTTTTGAAGATTTTCAAATCCAGAACCGTATATTCGATGCGAATAGAAAACGTAAAATCCACCGTTTGTTTTTTCGTAGTTATCCTTAATGAATTTCCTTTCGCTTTCGGTTAGCTTAGATGATAATTTTTGAAAGGCGGATTGAGATTCTGTTTGAAAGTTTACGAGTTCGATTTGCATATTTGTTTTATTTTGATAGTACTAATATAAAACATTTTTCGCAAAGAAAAAAATTTTTGACTAAAAGTTATTAACAATGTTTCAGAATCCCACGAATCTTTAGTTCGTGGGTAGTTCAATTTAACTGTATTTTTTTACACACCATTAAATTCTGGTAGATAGTACATTCTATATAATCTTTTAGGTTTGGTTTTGTATCAAATTCTTCACCTAAATAAGAATAATATTTAATTGAAAGTACTTCACCTGATGCTTCTAATAATTTTACAGATTTAATGTAGAAATATTCATACTGACCATTGTAGTCGATTTGCTTTAGTCTATAATAATACGTTATCCCAGTTTCGATTGAATAATCTTCATAATAATATTTATGAGTTTCTGTTTGATTACCATTTCCTAAAATCCAAGCAATATATTCGAAATCAACACCATCTGTACTTCTCAATACTTCAAATCCATCATTATTGATTTCAGTCGCAGTAGCCCATTCTAATTGGACGTATTGGTTATTAATAGGAGTAGCATTAAAATAAAGTAATTCAATGGGTAATAACGTAGTAATTTCAAATAGTTCAAAATTATCCATCCACCAATCTTCACCAGGTCTATTAGCTCGAGCTTGAATATCAATTGCTATAGTAGTTGGACCTGCGGGTATTACTAATTCGATATAAGAATAACCATCACCTAATGAATTTCTATCTCCACCACTAATGGGGCTAAATGTAGTAAGACTACCATTAACGACTTTAGTAGCTATTGCGTTAGATGAATAATCCCAGGTAGCATTTGAAAACCCACTCACTCTTAGTTCACTAACATAACTCCCACCATTCTGGCTTAATTGTACTGTAATATAATCCCCACCATCTAAACCTGCTGTAGCTGCTAAAGGAGATGATATAGTTTGAGCAGCTAGTCTCATTTTAAAAACATGGTCTTTGGTTGGATCTACAGTTACCGATGGTAGTGTATACCAATCCTGTTCATATGTATTATTACCACTCCCATATATCGCAGCGCTGTAAGGTGCTGTAGCTGATATATCTGAAAAATACCCGGTGGTGGGATTATTAAACCACCAAGCACCCATCCAATCATATACTTCAATGTAATCAGATGTGATTAGGGTTTCTGTGGTTTGTGTTGTTGCGTTTCCTACTATAAATATAGATATTAGGAGTAATATAAATTTTTTCATAACTTTACTAATTTTTTGTGTTTTTAATTTAATTTTGTATTTTATAAATATACGAAATTTAATTCGATTTTCCTAATCATGGATATCCTCTTAAAAAAGATGTGAACTACCCATACACTAAAAAGCGATGAATGGGTTTTACGCTCCGTTCAAAAAATTATATTTCCAAACTTTTCAAATTGTTTTTTTTGACTATAATTAGGGTATGATATATGACTTAGTTTTAGGGGACATAATTAACATCGCTTTTAAAAGTGATGTAACACATTTATATGGTGAAGGTTCTGAAATTAAAGTGAACCATTTTACATATTCAACTAACGCATCTAAATTTATAATTGATTGTACTTTATTAGTTAATCGATTAGACGACACTATTGATAATTACCCACATGGGTTACATTTAATAATTGAAGAATCTTTAAAATGTATAGTATTCACTGAACCATATGTTATTTCATCATCTATTGATTTGAAGTCGTAATCACCTTGCCCACCGTTATAAAGAAATTATACATATAGATAGATACTTCCCTTCTAGCAAGAGTTGTAACAAATGTGGATACATTAATCAAGATTTAAATTTAAGAATCCCAACCATCTTTAGTGGTTGGATAGTTCACAATTAAATTATAATGATTATATTTAAGAAAGTATTATGTCAAATAAAATAATTAACTTTACCCCAACAGGTACACAAACAACAAGAGACAATTCTTTTGCTCCGTTATTACCATCTGAAATAATTGAAGAGGTTCATGAGGCATATGAGTATGGCATAACTCTTACTCATATTCATTCTAGAAACCCTGAGACATTAAAGAATAGTAGCGATAAAAATTACTATAAACCAATAATTGAAGGTATTAGGAAACATTGTCCTAATTTAACCATATGTGTTTCATTAACAGGTAGATTCGAACCAAATATTGATAGAAGGACGGAGGTCTTAGAATTACTTCCCGATATGGGATCATTGACCATGTCCTCATTAAATTTCCCGACTGGTGAATCAATTAATTCTCCCGATACTATTTTAAAATTAATTGAAAAAATGGATCAATATGGTGTTACTCCTGAGATCGAATGTTTTGATTCTGGAATGTTAAACTACACTAACTATTTGATTAAAAAAGGTATCTTAAAGGATCCTCACTACATTAATGTTATTTTGGGTAATATGTATAACGCACAATCAGATGTTGCATCACTCAATTCAATTATTCAGAATAAACCTAATAATAGTTTATTATGTTTGGGTGGTATAGGTAAAGAACAATTGCCATCTAATCTGTTAGGTTTATTATACGCTGACGGAATTAGAATTGGATTGGAGGATAATTTATACTTTACAAATAAAGTTAAAACAACTAATATTAAATTATTACAAAGAATTCGTAAGATAATGGACGAAATGGGTTTGGGTGTTTTATCACCATTAGATTTTAAAAACTTGGGTTATGGAAATAGAAAAATTAACAATACTTGGACTTAGTGAGGGTACGTTAACAATGATACTTGATATTTTAGATTCTCAAGAAATCTACCCAGATATTGATATAATTAATAATTTAAATCTAATACCTAATAAAAAATACTGTCACCCCAAGTTTAACATTGAAATCACCAATGATGTGGATATCAGTAACAAAATGGTAACTTTGGGAGTTGTTAAACCTAAAATAAGAAAAATAGTTAGTAATATATTTGAGGTAAATAAAGACACTCTTTTGGTTAACCTAATATCGGATAACTCTGATATCTCTAATACAGTTAAATTAGGTAACGGAATAGTCATTAATACTTTGGTAAGTATTGCTGGTCACACAAAGATTGGTGATTTTGTATTTATTAATAGAAATGTTAGTATTGGTCATCATACCGTAATTGGTGAATACACAACAATAAATCCTGGTGTTAATATTGCTGGCAATGTTATAATTGGTGAAGGTTGTCAAATAGGAATTGGTGCGAATATAATTGATGGTGTTAAGATAGGTGATAATACCATAATCGGTGCTGGTTCATTAGTTACTAAAGACATTCCCGATAATGTTGTTGTATACGGAAACCCTTGTAAAATAATTAGAGAAAATAATAATATATGATTTCAGTTTTTGGTTCTAAATATACTCAAGAAGATATTGAAGGGGTAGTTGATTGTTTAAAAAATAATTGGACAGGAATTGGGTCTAACGTTAAAAATTTTGAATATGATTTTAAAAAAAGATTAAATGTTGATAATTTTTTAATGGTGGATTCCGGGTCTAACGCATTGTATTTGGCGTTAAAAAATTTAAATCTTCCTAAAGGTTCTGAAGTTATTCTACCGTCATTTACTTGGGTTAGTTGTGCACAATCAATTTTATTAAATGATTTAATTCCTGTTTTTTGCGATGTTGATTTATTTACACAAAACGTAACAATTAATTTAATAAAAGAAAAAATAACTAATAACACATCAGCAATAATGGTTGTTCATTATGCTGGTTTACCCGTGGATATTAACCCAATTATTCAATTAGGATATCCCGTCATAGAAGATACCGCACATGCCGTTGATTCTAAAATAGATAACAAATATTGTGGAACATTTGGTGATGTTGGTATATGGAGTTTTGATTCCGTTAAAAACATTGCCGTTGGTGAAGGTGGTGGGATATATTTTAAGAATAAAGAATTATCAGAAAAATCATTACAAATGAGGTATTGTGGTATTGGATTTTCAGGGTTTAATAATGTACAAAAATATCCAAATAAAATTTGGTGGGAATATAACATAACTAACCCAAATGTTAAAATGCTACCTTCCGATATTGAGGGGTCATTAGCGTTAACTCAACTAAAAAACTTACATTTAAATCAAAACAGGAGAAAAGAAATATGGGATTATTATCAAGAAAGTTTTAAAAATGTGAATTTAATAACACCTGTTGATTGTAATAAAAACGAGACTCATTCATATTTCACTTATTTTATACAAATGGACGATAATATAAGAAATGAGGTTGCTAAAAATTTATTTGATCTTGGTATATATACGACTTTGAGATATCACCCACTACATTTAAACCCAATTTATAACACAAATATTAAGTTATATAATTCAGAAAAATTAAATAAAACAGGTCTAAACATACCTTTACATCAAAATTTATCTGATGACGATATAAACTATGTATGTGACAACATAAAAAAATTAATAAAATAATGTTACATATAGTTACACCACTTTATCGTTTTAATTTATTAGAACAAGTTTATAATTCAATACCCATAAATGACGATATAATTTGGCATATATCTTATTCAACTAAAAGAGAATTACCTAATTTACCATTTTTAAAAAATAATAGTCAAATTAAAATTTATCCTGTGGATTGTGAGGATAGTGACACAACCTCAAAAAGAAACAACATATTAAGTAAGATAAAAGACGGGTATTTTTGTTTTCTAGATGACGATACTATTTTTCATGAAAATATGTATATGAAATATTTGGAATGTGTTGAACATAATTTTAGAGGTATGTTAATTGGTGAACAGATTGATAAAGATGGTAAGTTAAGACTTATTGCAAGTAAACCTGTCTATGGTAGAATTGATACGGGTAATGTTATATCTCACCATTCTTGTTTAGTTGATTGTAAATGGCCTAAAGAACATATACCAGGTGTTAACCATAAAGATTTTCTTTTTTGGAATTTGGTATTCGAATTCTACGGAAAGAAATGTGGTATTTGGAATCAACCAATTAGTTATTACAATCGACTGTAATAATTCTACAACTTCCTTTGTAAAAAAATGTAATCTGTAATCATCATTTAATATATCTATATATCTATAATACTTTATTGTTGATTGTTTTAATGCGTGACCAAAAGACTTCTCTAACTTCTCCATAGGAACTCTTCTAAGTAACCTTGGACCATGGTCCCAACTCATCCCTCAATATTCTTCTTATGTTCTCTTGTAAGTTCGTATCAATTAACATATCCGTAGGGTTTATACCAAGTTTTTCTAAACTCCAAAGTATTTGATTGTATTTGCCGTCATATAATTTATTAACAAAATTATCTTTCCACCCTTCTGTGGATGATCCTTTAGTGATGGCTTTTCGAATCCACCCATCTTCATTTGAATGTTCTACATTATATAAACTTATTAAATGAGTGTGAGGGTTTCTCATCCATTTTTTATAATTTTTTGAATTTGGGTTACCATTAATTGCGGGTGTAACAAAAACAATCCCCGAATTAACCAATTTATCAATATCAAATGGTAATCTTTCAGGAACTGTATCTCTTCCTTTTTCATAATCATAAACCCTTTCAGTTGGATTTAATAAAGATTCTTGTCTTCTTTTTTCTTTATCAGATTTAGTATCTGTAGGATCTAGTTTTGTATTATTAATCGTAAATGTTGCAAATCTACCATCTTCTTTTACTTTCATTAGCAATCCTTTGTCAACAGCTTTATTGTGCATTTTAACAGCACCTTCACCTGCCGACTCAGTTGTTAAAGTTGTAACACCTTTTGATTTTAAATATGAAATTAAAGATTCAAACATTTTTGAACCTTGACCTTTACCCACATCATTGGCCGATATTCCCTCTATTCTAAATTCTGTAGGTGAAATCATTACACCACTAATTAAACCATCTTGAGTTTTAAATTGATATAAATCTCCATTAATTATAACATTATTAATAGTCCCAATTTCAATTTTTGAAATTTCCGGCATTCCTAAATATTCTAATGGATTTAATTCTACCTCTTCCCTTAATACTTTTCTTTTATGTTCTTGTAGGTTCATTATGGTTTAATTACTTCTGTATTTACAAATTGTTCTTACCAAGATTTTATTGGACTTTAACCATGAAGTTCAAGAAAACTCCCAATCTATGTACATTATATTCTTCGTTAGTCATAATAAATGGTTTTTAATCCACCATAATAAATATCACCCCAAACTAAAAACAACTTTTGTTTGGGGTGACATTAATATAATTCCATATAGAAAATAAAAAAGGAAATCCAAATAAATCTCCTTTTTTATTTAATTAATCCCGACTAACTCTAAATCAAATATAAGTTTTTTGCCCGCTAATGGGTGGTTGGCATCTACTATAGCAACATATTCTTTAAGTTCAGAAACTTTAACATTGACGGGACCTTGAGGTCCTTGGCCCTGTAACATTTCACCAACTTTAACTCCTTCCGGTAGTTGATTTAATGGTATTTCACTAATCATGAAATCTTTAACCTCTCCGTAAGCATCTTCAGGAGAAATCTCAACCGATTTCTTTTCCCCTTCAACCATGTCGTATAAAGCGTTTTCAAAACCTTTAATTAGTTGACCTTCCCCTAATTTCGCTTCGATAGGACCTCTACCTTCAGTTAACGATGTGTCGAAGATTGTACCATCTTCTAATTTACCTGTGTAATTTACCTTTACGGTATCACCTTGTTTTGTTTTTAACATAATTTTGTTTTTTGTTATTTAAGTATAAAAATATAACTTTATTTTTGAAATGGAAAGTTAAACCATTATTTTTTTTCACTTGTTTAAAATATAAATACCACTTTAAAAAAAAGAGGATAACATATATGCCAATTTATACCCTGTAAATGCCCCTAAAGCTGTTGGGGCTGGAAATATTATAAACTTACCTAAACTTGTTACATATTTAGGTCTACTAACCACCCTCCCTAAAAAGAAATAATAAACCATATAACCAAGAAGGACTAAAATATCTACCCGTTCCGATATGAAGACTATTAGGATTGCCCCAAGAAACCCAAATAGAAAATTCTCAAAAACAGCGGATATTAATTCTTTTGTTGAGGTATCCCTAAACTCCTTTTGTATTTTTTTAAGACTCATTTTAACTAAGTTTTATGATTTAAATTGTTACTACACGTCACTTCCCATCTTGGTTGTCCCGGTCTATGTGGGTCATATGTCCAATCAGTATATTTTCGAATCACCGGAGGATACTGAGTATCATTAGGCGTTCCAAACGGTAATACGAACTCATTTTTCTCCTTTAAAAGAACAATCGTCTCGTGTATCGTAATAAACCCGTCATTCTTTAATCCTTCAATTATTAAAACTTTTCTTTCACCATTATTAATAATGACATCCGCATTTCGGATGGATATTTGTTCCAACTCAAGAAGTCTTTCAACTATTTTATCTTTCATAATTTTTTATTTATATGTGTTAACCACTTATTTTCCTTTCGTTTATTCTTAACCATTTGTTTTCGCTATTTAACTTAAACTCCCCAACAAAACCTTCAATCTTATCCCATTCTTCCGGAGAAATTAAAGATAATGTATCTTTGTTGCCAAAGTTATATAAAAAATATGATTTTCCAACTATAGGTTCAAAATTAAATTTTGATTCCCAAACCATAATGGAGTCGTTATACTGTTCATATAGTTTTTTAACTTGGTCAACAATCTCATTTTTTTCTTGGTTAAAGGTATCCATCATTTTTTTAGATGATTTTTCTCTAAACAATGGGACGTTAGGGACCTCAAACACGGCAGAACCTAAACTAGTTGGGTATTCTAAACTCTTAGAATAATATCCTTTTTCTTTGGACCATACAACTAAATCAGGTTTTTTATCTGACATATTAGTACCCTTTTTGGAACGCTATTGAGAATTCAAATACGAATAAGTGAAATTTTACCCCTAACGCCGGAGTATGAACCCCCGTTTCTAAAAACGTCCTTTTATTGTACCATACCTTTATAGTTGGGATAAGAAATAAATCTTTATTACTTATTTTACCTTTCTTCTCTCTGATAAACCATTTACTCATTTTACTCATTTTATATTTTTATTTGATATAAGTAAGTATATTGAAAACTTTCAAGTAAATCAACCTATTTTATACTTGTTACTTAGTTTTATTTATCTTACATTTGTATTTAAATCAATAAACATATAAAAATAAGATATGAATTACGGAAAAGAATTTCAAAAATACGCAATGAGTGACCATAGAGTTTCATCATTAGAAATGGACCAATACGGTAAGTTAGTCACCGGGTCAATGACACCTTATATATTGGAGGAGAGAGAAATGAGAGCAACACAACTCGACATTTTCTCAAGATTAATGATGGATAGGATAATATGGGTCTCAAGTGATGTAAATAGTAAAATGGCTTCTATAATCCAAGCACAACTAATGTTCTTAGATACCACCGACACTCAAGATATTAATCTTTATTTGGACACTCCGGGAGGTAGTGTACTTTCAGGTCTTGGAATTAGAGATACTATGAACTATGTTAAGTCTGACGTAGGTACTACTAATGTTGGTATGTGCGCATCTATGGGTTCCATACTATTATCTTCAGGTACAAAAGGTAAACGTTCTTCACTAATATTCTCTAAAGTTATGACTCACATGGTTAGTCACGGAAGTCAGGGTAATATTCAAGAAACAAGAATTAACCAAAAGGAGGCTGAAAAATATAACTATATGTTATTTAAAATATTAGCTGAGAACTCAGGTAAAAGTTTTGATGAGGTTTACGAATTGTCACGTAATGACAAATGGTTTAACTCTGATGAGGCTAAGGAATTTGGTTTAGTGGATAAGGTAATTGGTACCGAAACTAACCCAACAATCACGGAAATGATGAAAGGTTTTGATAACTACTATAAAAAAGAAGTGTTGAAACGAAATTAATAATATTCATAAAAAAAACCCCTATTAAGGGGTTTTTTTTATGAATATTCTATTTCAATTTTTAATTTTAGAAACTATCGACCATATACCACCGACAAGTGTTATAACCCCACCGATTAGTCCCATAATAATTGTCTCGTCAGCGAAACCTTTGGCAACTACTATACCACCAACAAAGGTTAGTACGTGTCTAATAATACCTATTATTTGTTCTTTTTTCATCTTATATTATTTTATTTTTTGTTTATTTTTTTAGATATCAAATTAACTAACATATCCCAATTTCTAATTGCGAAAACCCCAAATGAGAATCCCGCAAATATTTTATACCCAAACGACCATAATATTAAACCTAAAACAAGACCTAATATCCCCACAATACCGTTAGATGATAACCAACTTTTTATTCCGTTAAATAAATTTTTTAATTTTCCCATAATAGTTTTTTAATATAAATATCTGATTTTATTAAAAAAGACAAAATAATGGTTGGAGTCACTTATTTATACCCCCTACAACCTATTTGGATTTGTTGTATTTATCTCTTACCTTTTGTGAAATTGGTAACGCTTCGTTGTTTTCATCAATCCTAACGAACTTTATATTCGTAGACAGTATAATAGATTGTTTACCAGAATAAACGTTATGGGCCCTCGCTTCTAACTTTAAGGTGACCGACGTCCTACCAATAGTGTCGACCATTCCGTATATTTTTAGTAGATGTCCTTCTCTTGCAGGTTTCTTAAACAAACACTCATCAATTAGCACAGTAACCATACGAGGTGTGTCGGCTATTTGCGTGGCTAAAGCGGCGCCGGCAGCATCAATCCAGCTTAGACATTTCCCACCAAATAGGTTTCCGTGGAATCCTAAATCCCCTCTTTTAACTGGGTGAGTACTTATCAATGTCATTTTACTATAATCTTCAGCCCCCATATAATTTAATTCTTTATTTTAAAATGTCCCCAATCTTTACCGGAAACGTCATTATTAGGAAAATAAAATATAATTTCCTTATTGTCAAATTTTATAATTTTTTTAAATCCTGAGGGTACCGTAGCCCCACCATTAACAATCTTCAAATCACCCTCAAAACACACTGTAATCTCCACTACCACATTATTAAATATTTTCGATAGTCCTACCTCAAAACGTTCTAACTCTTTCCATGGACCTCTATTAAGACCTTGATGTTGTAGGACACAATTTAAATATGTAAATGTTTTTTTAAGTGTTTCTCGGTCACAATTAAACGCCGATGCCGGAGCTAAATGACCTTTATCCCACACATTATCGATATAATCATCGTTATCCGAAGTTTTAACACTATCAACCTTACGAAAATCTAACCCATTTCTAGATGATTCACCTAAAGGACATAATATTTTATATCTTAACCATAAAGGTTGTTGTAATTTTTCAGAATAAACTACATCAAATAAATCTGTATGAATGGTGTCAGTCACCACCGTATTGGTTTGACCAAATAACGATTGTGAGCATAATAATATTATTAATAAATTAATCAAGTATTTCATTTATCTATATCTATTAAAAGTCCTTCTAAAAAATAAGGTGTTTGGGTTAAAGTCTACGGAACATACTAATAAAGTATCCATAATTGAATTTTTTAATTCATTAGACTCAGTTTGAGTCACAACATATTTGTCACTACTGTATTTAGTAAAAATAATATATCCCTTTCGACCATTCACAACTTTAAAGAGCTGAATTTGTGGGTATTTGTTAAACATCACCTTAGAGTTGAGTACATCGTTCAGTATTTCAACTTCGGTTAATATCATTTAACCACCATTTTAGAATGTAATTCTACGGTAAGACCCATTATATTATGTAATTCTAACCATATCTCATTCATAATATCTTCCTGTCTAGATGTTAGATACTGATTATCCTTATCCACCGGGAAATATATTACAACAACTGGTTGAGAAAAACCCTCGAGTGGTGTGTCAACATTAATTTCATTAGATAAGTGGTCAGGTGGTAAAATTTTTATATTTGATACCTCATCAAACTTAAGATTATCTAATAAACCCTGAGCAATAGATAAAAATTTACCATATTGTTTTTTGTTAACTAACACTTCCATATTTAAAATTTTTCTTCTGTTATTTTAATTTCATAAAAATTAATATCTACTCCGGCGGGTTCGATACCAAATAAATTTTTCACTTCTTCCTGAATTCCATATTTAAATTCCATTCTATTTTTGTAACCTTCCTTTACGGTGTTAGGTTCAAATACGATACGAATATAAGGTATCTCTCTTTTTTCAAATCCCGATTTATCGTTCCAACCACCAATAAACTTACCACTAATCTCAACTCTATTTATGTTAGGGTAGTTAGATTTTAAATACGACTCTATCGTATTGTATAATTGACTTTCATTTAATATATATTTCATTACTTATATTGTTTATATTCACCAACGTAAACGCTGACATAAGATTTTTTGATTAATAATGTTTTATATTCTACCTTCATATTATCAGGTAAAAATTCATACATTTTATTTAAATCGTCTTTTATTTTAGTAGTCAAATAATAATAAAACTGGAATATCTCGTCAGGTCCATAGGCTATTTCGTCCCTATAAATAAAACCGGACAACGTAGATGATCTTAAGACAGATGGACCATACTTCTCATATTCTAGAACCCATCCGTTGTATAATTTATGACCATTTTCTTCAACTAATTGGAATAAATCAATATTTAAATCAATATACAATATCGAATCAAACTTCTCATAATCATTACTTAACTCACCACCTTTAATAAAAGGGTATTTTTTCATTACCGCTTTCACGATTAAATCAATTCCTTTTGTTTGGTCTTTGGTTAGTTTATCCATTTTAAATTTTATTTATTATAAATACTCGTAATTACGTTAATTAACATCAAATATAATCATAAATATAGTATTTATAACTATGGATATTAATTTAGATGTAGTTAAAAAAGTTTTAGAAAAGGCGATATTTGGACCTTTAGGGGTACATTTTCTTGTAGAACCCACTAATCGGGGAGGTATGTTCTCTAGAGATGAACATATAGAAATAAAAATTTTTGTTGACTTAGAAAAGTTTATGCCGGTAGGTAACGACTATAACCCTGAATATGAAGATTCGTTATACTCAATAGATGACACTTTAGAGTATGGTTTAGCGATATTAGGTCTAAAGACAAATGATGTTGTAGTCTTTTACGATTACGTTAAACATAGGTCTATCGATGGTATACTGGAAAAAATGACTAAAGAATTACGATATGATATATCTGACGAGTTTGAGGTACCGATTAATGAATTACAAGACCTCAAATATTATTTTTATGGGTCAGAATCCGAGGGAATCTATATTAGGATAGAGTGTGATTTCTACGAATTACCGGACTCTATCGATAAAACTCGAGCTGAAGACATTGCAAAAGATATTTTCTACAATCAAAAAAAACTTAGTGACGTATACGATTTAGAGATATTTATGTAATGTCGGAGGATGTGAGAATTGGTGTGTGTCTTCAAGAGGAAAAAAATTAATTGTTAATAAATATTAAAAACTCGTAGGAAAGCAGAATCTAAAATGTTTTTATCTTAAACCACTATAACGACTAAATTTGAGTCCCTCACTTTATTTTATAACGTGGGGGATTTTTTATTTACGTTTTTTTTTATTACCTTTGTAATATGAAAAGAGAGATATTAACAACTAAAACAACTAATACGGATTGGGGTACCAATACCGTTAAGATGATTAAGCAAGATTTTTTCTGTGATAGTTCTAAAATGGTTAGGGGTGTTTGTGATATTGCTAAAAATGAAACTAACGATTGTGTGGTCAGAGCTTTTAAAGTGGCGTTTGACATACCGTACAAAACCGCTCACTCTTGGGTTAAATCTAAATTTAAACGAGAAGACAGGAAAGGGACTTTTACGTTAATACACCTTAACAGTGTGATTGGTTCGATTAAGAATGGAAAACGAACTTCACTTATGGGGTTTAGTCCGCAATATAAAACTTCTTATATTAAGGGTAAAACATTGGTTAACCCCAAATATAAAAAACTTACAGGATATACTGTTAAGTCATTTATGGAACAACACCCTGATGGTCGATATGTTATAATCGTTAAGGGTCATGCGTTAGCTTTAGTTGATGGTGTTTTATATGGTAATAGTAATGAACAATATGAGGGATTTCGTAGACCTATTAAATATGTTATTAAAGTCAAGTGAACTACTCACGAACTAAGATTCGTGAGATTCCTGTTTCATTGACTTGCGTAACCACAACGCTCCATTTTCATTTATATCCACATAATAATCCGATTCAACGTATTTAGTCTTTTTCTTCATACCATTTCTTCTACAATTCCTATTATCTCACTCAATATAAGAATAATAGTTGCTGTTACCAAACTAAAAGGAATAAAACAATAACCTACTATTCTAAATCCTGATTTAATGAATGAAACAATTTTATGCCATTTTGGATCGGGGGTATGTTTATGTAGAAACTCTATATGAGGTTCTTGCCATTGGTTAGTTGTTACGTGTTCTACTCCGTTAGTTGTTACGTGTTCTACTCCGTTAGTGTTGTAATCTATAGAAGGTGGAGTACTACCGTAGGTATAGTGAAAGTAAGTACCTCTCATTGCTTCTGTTTTTCCGTCGCTCATAATTTTATATTTAATTTAATATTAAGGTATATACCTCCACAGGTTTTTGTTTAATGTCCGACTCGGTTCCAATACCATACAATATATTTATAATCTATTAGTTTAATTATTCCTCATTAAAACCAATATCATCACTCAAAACTTCCATAAATTGTTTAAATAAATGTCTACCGTATTCATTTCTTAATATTTGACCAACCGACGATGCGAAAACTTTATACGACATTGACTCATCTATTTTAATCATTTCTTTATTTATACGATTCGCCAATAGTTTTGATTTTTCACCATCATCCATTTGTCGAGGGTTTGTTTGTTTCGATATAATTACACCACTCTCATGTAGTAACAATGATTTCATCATATTTAGTTCTTCACTTAATTTAAATTTTCGACTTGTGTTCTAATGATAGATAATCTCTGCTCAAATAATCTAATTTTATCAGTATCTACTTTAGTTAATTCAAAATTATTCATTTTGATTATGCCAATTTCATTCCCTATTCTATCATACTCAGACATATATCTATCATACAATTGTGCTTTTTCTGCTTGATTCATTTTGTTTGTTTTTTTAAGTATAGTAAATATTTTTCAATAAGACAATCATATTAATTAATAAATTAAAATTCAATTAACTTATTAAAAACACTCATCTCAGTAACTTCAAGTCCGGAACCCATCTCAAACCATTCTTTAAATATCGGAATCCATAAATTGCCGAATAGATTTGTTAATTGGTCGGAAAGGTGATCTTCAATATAAAGACAATATTGACATTCAAATCGGTTTTCTCCCCCTAAAGAATATGAAACTTTATCATTTATCTGAAAATCGAATGAACCATATCTTCTAACCTCCTCTCTGTGAAAGTCATAAAGTTCAGGTCCCCAAGAATAATCAGGTTCAACCTCTCTATCCAAATATGTGGTAATTATTTTGATAAGACTTTCTTTTGGTAATTTAACATTCATATTATTAAATATCTGTATTTTTATTATATCCTTATTGGACGTAAGGAAGAATTTGTTCAAGTGAACTACCCACCCACAGCAAAGCTGATGGGATGGGATTCGAAGGTCATAGACTCACCTAATAAAAAACCTCAACGGTAACGAAGGGGTTTTTTTTATTATTTAAAAGTTATTATTCTCCTGAACTACCGTATAAATCTAAAATAATGTTACCATATTCCGTTTCAACCACATTATATAAATCATCATAATATTCCTCATCGTAATATTCGTCTAACAAATTAGATATGAAGTTTTCTCTAAATTCGAACTCATTATTATAATCATTAGGTAGTATTTCGTCAACTATTTCAGAATACTTTTTAGATAAAACTATCTTCTTAGCCAATTCGTTTACGTCTAATTGACCTTCGTCCGAATATTGTTCCTTAATAACTCGTTTAATGATTCTATTTAAAGCGGATTCAGTTATTTTTATATTTTTTTTCATATTAAATAGATATTTTATAATAAATATATGATTTCTCTAAAAAATTAACTTTCGGTCGTTATTCTTGATTCGTTAAAGGAATTATACCAACAATTATTTATCCATCCAATGAAATAATCGATTCGCCAATATATAGAATGCGATAAGTATTCCGAATATTTTAAGTAATATCATACATTGTTAATCAAAACGTAGTAACTCGTCATTAACGACCATTTCACGAACCTCCAAACCGGTAATCTCCTCAAACCAATCCTTAATGACAGTTACCCAATTATCACCAAACAGATCATTAAGTTCACGGTTGGGGTTTTCCGCCATTTTTAAGTGGTACATATAATCGTAACCGGCATATTCACCGTAGTACGTACACAAAGTCCAACTGTTAATATCAAAATCGTATAACCCATACTTATCGACCTCACTCTCAAAAAACTCACGTCTATCCTCAGGGCCACATAATCACCATCTTGGCGAGCTAGAACTGTGTTTTACGATTAACAATTCCTTGATCGCCAGTCGCCCGCCAATTTGGCGAGCAAGACCCAACCTCCAAAGATGGGTGGGGTTTACGACACAACAATATAAACAAAAAAATCCCAACGAATTAACGAAGGGATTTTTTAATTTAAGATATTTTTTTTATTTTTTATACGATGGGAATTTAAGTGTTATTTCACCACAGTCACATTCACCTTCATCATGTAACATTTTCATTTGTTCAGGAGTAATCGTAATAGATTCTTTTTCTTCGTTTATCGTTTCTTCATTTTCGATAATTAAAGGATTAACATTTCCACGTTTTTTATTTAAGAATTTTAAGAAATTATTATTTCTTATTCTCATCCCTCCACCATATTGTTTTAAAATCGACGTCTTAACGTCTTGATTAATATCATTTAATAAATTTTTCATAATAAAATTGTTTACATATAAATATAAGATAAAACGAAAAAACATTGAATATTTAAATTACATTACTTAATATTGATAATTAATACCCAACACCACTATAAAGGGGTTGGGGGTTTTTTTAACGAACGGAGTGAGAAAATAATTACAAAAATGTGTAATTATGGTAGAATTTACATTATAAACCCCCCACACAACCCTCATAAAGGTGGTTATCTGGATAATGAGTTGGGTATACATATTTATCAATACGATGAATACCTATTTAATATAATTAGCGTAATAAAAAAGTACTTTATGGAAAATAATAAGAAACAAAAAATAGAAACTCTTAACGTTCAAATAAAAGAGTTAAACAAAGAGAAAGAAACATTACAGAAAACCTGTAATCACAAAAATTTAATAGTAAAGTTCGAGAATGGGACAAGTGTGATGAAAACATATTGTGAAGATTGTAGTAAAGAAACCGGATACCCATCACAATCTCAAATAGAGGACTTTCTAAAATAAAAAACCCCAACATTTCTGAAGGGGTTATAAGTGAGTTCTTTAACGGTTTATTTATTATCCGTTAATTACGGAATTATTGGTTTTATCTAATTGTCTATAAATCTCTGAGACATGTTCGTCTATATTATTTATAGTTTTGTCTACTCTACTATCAATATGACGGTAGACATTGTTCATATTACTCTCACTTTGTTTATGTAGATCATCCATATAATCTGTGAGTTCTTTTCGAACCTTTTCTGATTCGTTATACTGATTTTCGATTACTCGATTCAGTTGGTTTATTTCCTCTTTTAAGGACTTAGTTGACATATAATTCACAAACGTACCCACAATCATTACTAATACAATGACAGCACATACACCTAAAATAAATGATATTATTTCCATAATTTCTAATTTTAATTTTATTTTTATGTCAAAGAACTCACTTGTGGACCTTGATGGATTCGAACCATCGACCTACGGTTTATGAGACCGGGGCTCTAACCAACTGAGCTAAAAGTCCGTTAACAATCTATTTTATCGAACTATAAATGGTTCAATGGCCGTCCAATTTGTATCAAAACGGTCGATTTCACTTAATAAATTGATTAGTTCCCAATCAATATTCAGATTGGAATTATATACATCGTTGTTCATTTTGATACGATTTGATAAGCAAATATACGGTTATGTGTCAAAACCCACGGATGTACCAATAAAATATAAATATTATTGGTTAGAAATAAAGTGTTAATTGTTAGGAGAACTTAAACTCCGTCCAAAGCAAAATTAATTTGTTTTTTTATCATAAATATTCTCATATTTCTTTCGACCACCACATATAGTAGACTCATTAACATTCCAAAGGTCCTTACCACCATTAACCATATGACAGTTGTGGGGTTTACTCATTCCTTTAGAAAAATTTATAATATTATCGTTGTGTTTGTTTCTAACAACCCAAGGACATTCTTTACAGTTTGACATATAATTTTTATATTGAGTTATCAATCATTTAATTTAGTGAATTCAAAATCTTTATCTACTTGATAATAGTGAACACCAATAGAGTAATACAGGATTTTAACTTTATTCTTTTCCATTAATTTACCTAACTGAATCCTTTTTTCATGGTCCCCCATAATAATTCCGATAACTTTTTTACCGGTAGGTGGTTTATAATTTGTTGGTAAACTGATAATAACCTTATCACCCTTTTTAATAAAATTTAAAATATTATTAATTAATGTTGTTTTTGTTCCTATATGGGGAAGATAATAATCCTTACAGATTTGTTTAATCTCAACCAATGATAATTTCTTTAAATTTTCTCGAGTATACTCCATACAACAAATATAATAAATTAAACTCGTCTTACCAAATGGAATCCGGAAATAAAGGGGGGCCGGGGGATTTCAACGAACGAAGTGAGGTTCCGGTTCCGGACGGTCAAAAAAACCCCTCATATTTCTATGAGTCTGAACGTCTGAGATGGATTGATTCCATGATATATGTGATGAACCTATTGCAATACCAAACCAATATGGAAAACCCACAGCACTTAAAAATCTTTATTAACTATCTTATTACCATATTTAGAGTTAAATAGAATTAAGGTTAGGTGTTTTGTGTACTATTGATTCGTGGTCAATAAATGATAACCCTTTTGGTTTGGGGAATTTATTGATTGGAATATCAAAACACTCCAGAGGTTTTAAAGTTACTGTAATTGGTTGGTACTTTCTTAATACCACCATTCCCTGACCTCCACTTTGCATTTCTTTACCAACTAATATTAAATAATCAATATTATTTTCCTTGACACCAATTACCCCATGATAAGAATAAACCTCCACACCACCTTTTTTCTTACCCTTTCGAATTTCAGGATATTTTTTATCACATGTGGTTTCCTCAACTACCTTTAAATTATTTACAGTTTTTACTTGGATTTTATAAATCTCACCATCTTTGGACATAATGGCGTCTATACCAAGTAGAGTATCGATAGGACTACCTTCCGATGCCATGTAGATTAGATCATATCCAAATTTCTCCATTTCACTTATGGCAAATAATTCATTATCGATACCTGTTTTTGTATTTTCTCTATTACGTTTAACGTAGTCGTCAAATTTACCCTTCAAATATTTTTCATAATATACAACAGGATTTTCCAATATCTTATCTCTCAACTCTAACATAAATGAAATATCCCCATCTTTGAGGTTGTCAAGTAGGTCACAAATACAGTAATCCTCACCAATTAAAATATCGGTAATCAGGACAGACAAATCACTATAGTTGGTATTCAATTTATTTATCGGGACCCAATCACTATTCTCATCATAAACCATTTTAATGTTCATGGTCTCTTTAATCTTCTCCTCAGAATAATTTAAGTACTTTCTTAATACGTCACTATCCTTTTTATATTGGTCAGATTCAGGACTTAATTCCGTCCTAATACCGGATAACATCTTGTCTATAGTATGTCGGAATGTTTGACTAGTTCGAACATTGTTTAATTGTTTTTTCAAGTCATTAATACAACTTTGTTTTAAACAATTAACATTGTCAACTTCAGACATTAAACGGTTTTCTAATATTTTATTAGATTCTTGTATATGTCTAATCTTACTATAACTTCGATTCATATTATTTGTTTTATAGATAAATATATCTCTTTACCTATTTGAATAAAAAAAAAGGGGGCCGGGGGGGTTTAAACGAACGAAGTGAGACGACGGTTCCGGAGAGCGACGTATTTACATACAATTACCCCAAAGAATTAACTCTACCCATTATGTATCGTTTCTTATCCTCCAATAATTTTACCTTATCGGTATCCTCCTTTGTTAAATCGAATTTATTAATTTTGATTAATCCAATCTCATTACCCAATCTGTCATACTCGCCCATATATTGGTCGTATAGTTGTGCTTTCTGTTGTTGATTCATAATATATTTGTTTTAGATAAATATAGGTAAACTTAACCAATAAAAAAACCCCTAACTAAGTAGGGGTTTAACTTTTAATTTAGTAATTTTATTTATGAGTTGTAATGAACTAAACCATTGTCGAAGATATAATATTCAGAGGAGTCGTTTATTTTAAGTTTAAAACCTTGTACATCGGTTCACCAACCATCATCGTTAAATTACTTCAGCTTGAAAAGAAGATACGCGAGGACCCTGCCGAAGAATGATGAATCGACTTTTAGATTTAACTCCCCACTCACAGCGTCACAAAAACTTTCACCGGAAAGACTATATTTTTCGTAGTTTTTAACAAAATCGCAAAGTTCTTCAGGGGTTTTAATATTATGTTTACTATTAAATATACCAATCTTCCATAAAAAAAACCCTCCTTTAAGGGATGGGGGGTTTTAATGTATTATTTATTTTACGCCTGATGTAGTAGCATTAATCGCGTTTATTAATTTTTCTGCTGGTCCTGTTGTGTTCATCTTAGTTACCAAATCATCGTGGATTGCTTCATAGAAATCCTCATCATCCCCTTCAAACGCTAATCCAACTAAACTTTTTTGATTTTGATAGAATTTAATTAATGCACATGCTTCTTCAGGTGTTTTAACTTGAGCACTAATAAGCTCTGCAACTTTAGTTACAGAACCCCCACCCATTAAATTTACAGGGCTTTCAATACCACTAAGTAATTGATTTACTTTTGTAATTAATTGTGATGTGTTAGATTGCGCCTTTACATCGGGTCTTCCTTTACAAAAATCACAAATAGTTTTTATACCTTCTAAATCTTTAGTTGCGCGGTTAATGGTTGCTTTTAATCCTTGAGATAATGATAATTGCGTGTTACCTTGTTCGACTAACGGTTTTGAATCACCAAGTTTTGAGTTTAACAACTTGTTAAAGTTTTCGGTCATAACTTTTATTCCACCCGCGTGTTGTTCACGGATTGCGTTTTTTTCACTCTCGGTGATTGTAAATCTTTTTGACATTATTTTTAATTTTATTTTATTTATTTTATAATAAATATATTGTTTTCAAAAAAAAACCA